GTTGGCCTAAGACTGTTTCATTTACCCAAAGACTTGTTGCTGTGTCATAAACAAGTGACTGTCCATCAGTCGGGCTTGTGATTTTGACATTGTGTAATTCTTCTAGCTCATAGCCATTCTGAATGTTAACAAAGAGAACTCCATTGTTCTGATTGGCTCTAACGCAATAGCCAATAAAGACTGAGTTGTTTGGTGGGACTGGCTTTGTGGAAGTTAGACCTCCGGGGACTGTTGGGGACAGCCAAACCGCTGCACCTTCGGTTAGTCCGTTCGTGTTTATGTTTCTGACAAGTCCAAAGCTGGCAGCGAATCCTTTGCTTCCACCGCTGATGGTTTCTGCCATAACTGCGATTGTCTTAGAGCTAGTAACCTCTGAGTTTGCCTGTGCGTAAGAGACAAGTTTGTTATTGCCGTCTGATCCTGTGATATAGACAGCCTTGCCTTTAGTGCGTTCGGTGTTATCCGAAGACTTTGCCAAGATGAAAAGCTCTTGACCGACATTCTGATTCACAGTCGGGGTCATGCCAAGTTCTAGGGTCTTGTCTGTGTCATTCCAGCCAATGCGACCAACTGCAATAGAGGGAACTGAATTGACATTGAACTGGATGTAGGCAGGCTCAGCGATTGCGGTTGCCCCGATGATGTTGTCAATAAGCGTTGCTTGGTTCTGATTTACGACAGCAGCGAATGTCCCGCTTGTGCTTATAGTTGCGGTATTAGGTGCTGTGACTTGAACAATGCTTGTGCCACTTGTGACTGTGATTACGCTCACCGAGTTACCTCAGGATCGACATTGAAGTTCCCTTCAAGCAAGCGAGTGACATAACCTCCCGAAGTCACTAGCTCCAAGTCATAGACATACTGACCAGAGGGGACTCCCGCCGTTGTCGCTGCTGAAATGTCAAGCAGGATTGAGCCTGCTGTTCCACCAAGAGTGATACCAGTTCCTGATGTAAGGCTGATCACAGCGGTTGAAGCATCATAGGTTTCTCTAACCTGCATCCTTGCTGAGTAGCCAGTCAGATTAACTGCTGTGCCATTTAGCGACCATGTCAGGTTGTAATCGAATGATGCCCCTTGCCAGCAATTTAGATTGAGCGTTGCAGGTGCTTGCATTATCCCTCCGGATAGACAGATTGTGGATCTTCAGGATTGATCTGTGCTACACCCTGAAGTTGAACGCTTGGAACACCTGTGTGTGCAATAGCGGGCAGCCCCATAGCAGCCAAAGTTTCTGCTGGATCAAAACCTGCGACTACCAAACGCTGTGCCATAAGAACTCGCTTGTCTGTGGCTACTAGATCAGCAGCATCGATATTCACATTGGCTAGCGGGACTCTGAGGATGTCTCCACCATCGATCTTAGAAAGACCCTCGGCAACTCTTGCGTCATTTGCAGTCAGGATGCCCGCCTGAATACCCTGTGAGTAGGCAGAGAAGCGTGACTGTGCATCGCCTCGAAGCAGGCTATTCATGTTGAACTCGACAAATGCACCTTGACCATTTGGATAAACCTGCAGCAAGGTAGAGAGTGAGTTCTCGATGATTGCCACATAGGGCCTGAGTGTGTGAGTTACGAATTCAATCTGGGTGGCTTCCACGCTGCTGTAGGTGTTGGTTCCCGGCAGATTCATCATGTGGCTTGGGATGTTCCAGATTCGACATAGATCTTCGATAAACATTCTGCGAGAGTCCAGAAGCTGCGAGTCCTCTGGATTGATGCCAATATCTTTTATGTCAAGACCCGAGTGCAACACGATTGTCTTGTGAGCTTTTCGCCAGCCACCATGTCTAGCATCGACTGACTTGGCGAGAGATTTTGCCTGATCCTCTGTCAGCGACTGAGGCGTGACTAGGGCATAGTTACCTGATGCACCCTGTCCGAAGAATCTCTGTGCATAAGAGTCAAGAGCAAGGCCTAGTCCAAGTGCATCCTTCATGGCCTCGACTCTTGAGACACCACGAATAGCACCGGGTCTCATCACAGATTCCACAATGTGCAGAATCTCATCAGAGGTATAAGTCTTCTGGTCTTCTTCATAGGTAAACATGACTCGACCATTGCGGTTGCGTTTGACTTCAATCTTCGTGGGATTCAAAACCATCAGATTGATTGGTAGGCCGTCTTCATCTCGGAAGATTCTGATGAATGCATTTCCATCAAGCATTAAGGATGCGATGATCGAGCTGATGAATGGTGTTCGATCTACAAATGAAACATCGGGTCTATTTACCCAATCAGGCTTTGGCCTCATCAAGAACTTCTGACCATTACGCCTCATCCAAGCATCCATAGGCAGGGTAGAGATCGTGCCAGCGATTAGAGAGATGGCAGCAGAAACTCCAGAGAGCTTATAGACATTCTCTTCATCGATGAATGTGCCTGAGTTGTTCTGAAGCTCAAAGTCAAGACCAGCTCCCCAAAGGCTATTAGGGGTTACTGCTCGCTTCTCAAATAGGTTATTGAGCATTTGTTCTCTCTAGTGCTAGGCCGAATAGAACGGAAAAGACTCCGAGGCCGATGAGGCCAAGAGGTGGAAAAATCATTCCTAACCCTGTGCTAATCAGGATTGCACCTGCTACCTGTAAAGCTGTGACCAATTTAGAAGACATAGACACCCGGAGTTAGTTGTTCGGGTTCTATTCTACTTGTCGTTGCCCTGTCATAGGCGATGACTACCGCTACCGCAGCGTCAATGCGGCGGGATGATGCTCTGTTCTCTTTCACTATCCTCACTCCTAGATTGTCGGACTTTACTACAGCATTCGAGAGGTGGCGAGCTAGTAATGGGTCTCCATCATGCACAAGCCTTCCCTCGACTACAGCGTCAAAATACTTCGCACAAGCAGGGATCATCCTTCTTGCGTTGGTGCTGGGATACTCCACAATCGGATAGCCCTCTTCGGCTAAGACTTGCATAGATCGCTGCCAGCGGTAAGGGTCACAGACAATCTCTTTGACATTCGGGTGAGCCTTTACGAACTCACGAATCTGATTCTCGACATCGAGAATATCTACCCTCCATAGATCATCATGAATGTTTGGGTCTTTCTCCCATGCCTTGATCATGAATACCTGTGGGGTTTCCTCGATAGTCACCCCCACTAGGACAGTCGAATCACCTGAGAATGATCCATCGAATCCGATGACATAGTCTTTGCCCTCGATGCTTAGCTCACCCTTGCAGGCTTCCCATGTTCCAGTTGGTAGCCATGAGACCTGCGATGAGACCCATTGGTTGCATCGCTTCGTGCGGAACTCGGCCTCTGGGGTTCGCCTGACCGCTGACTCAAAGTCTTGCGGGTCTGATAGATCTCCAAATCCCGGGTTAGCTATCTTCCATGTCTCTGGGTCTCTGTGATCAGACTCAGCGGGTGCTTCCCACCATGCCATGAAGAATGATGGATCTTCTACTTCCCCTGAGGCCACCCTTTTGCCATAATTGTAAAGACTAAAAGCTATCGAATCCTGACCTGTCGAATCTGTCTTCACTCCAGCGGTTGTGATAGCGACTAGGTGAGCAAGCGAACCTCTAGCACCCATAGCTAAAGACATAACATCAAAAAGCTCTCTATTGGGCTGAGCGTGAAGCTCATCGAACCAGCAGGCTGAGATGTTCAAACCTTCGGCAGAAAAGGCTTCTGCTGATAGCACTCGATAGATAGAGCCTGTAGAGGGAATCTCGATTGCATCCCTGTATAGCTTTGCTAGCTTCAGTAGCTCATCATTTGCCTCGACTATTCGCTTGGCGTCAGAAAACACAATGCGGGCCTGCTCTCTAGTAGCAGCCACCGAATAAGTCTCACCTCCAGCAGGTCCAAAGTATGTGTCAAAGATTGCCATAGCTGAAGCAATGGCTGACTTACCTGACTTGCGGGGCATGCCTATGAGATTGACTCTTGATCTGAAGCCCTGACCATCGCTGGCATAAATGTGGCGGATAAGGTCTTTCTGCCAATCCCTGAGGGTCAGCCTTTCTCCTTGTTTACCTGCGACTGAGTCTTTGGTAATTATGCCGAAGCCCTCGATGAAGTCGATGACCAGCTCACCCTCACCCTGCTCGATGGCATCAGTCGGAACTGGGGTTAGCCATTGCGGTGGAAACACGCTGAGCCTTTCTTTGCATCAGTTCCTCTAGCTTGCTTGCAGCCTTGACTTCTGCCACTCCCAAGCGACTTCTATCTGCTGGGCTGAAGCCAAGAAGCGAAAGATTGGAGACTATCTGCCTGTCCAGTTCTCTCAGGCCACGCCTGAGTCTGGCATCATCAGTCTGCATTACCTTAACTCGCAAGTTCCATCTCTCATCAATCATCTCGCAAGTCATCAGTAGCAGTTCGCTGTCTGTGTTCGGGCTGATCCATGTTGCTCCCATGCCCCAGACTTTGTTCCATAGCTCTTGACCATACTTCAGCAATGGTCTATGTGGCTCTGGCACTTTAGTAACCATTGAGATCTCTAGTGCATTGGATGGCAATGCTCGCTTGCCGGGATTGCCTAGCATGCGTTTCTGCTCGATTGGTTTAGCTGGCCTACCTGCTGGCATTGGCTAGCTCAGCTTTCTTGCCTGTTAGGTTTTCCCAACGCTGGATAATGACATCGCAATACTTCGGGTCAAGCTCCATCATGAAGCATGTCTTTCCTACCTGCTCCGATGCTATGAGTGTTGCACCTGATCCACCGAATCCATCGAAGACTAAATCTCCAGAGTGATTAGAGATTGCCTTAGCCGCTAGGGCTACTGGCTTCTGAGTTGGATGCAAGGTATTCCTTCCATCCTTGTTTATCTGCCAGACAGTAGTCTCTGTGGTCGAGCCTGTGAAGTTCAAAGACTTGCCTCTGGGTTTCCAGTAGAGACATGGCTCATGCTTCTGTTTGTAGTTCGCATTCAATGCACCATAGCCACCATTCTTCACCCAAATGATTAGAGCGTGAATGTCACCATACTTCTCAGCTGCCTCATACAGGGTCGATGCCCTAGTGCCTGCAAACCAAATGTAGCAAGGGCCGTTTGCATAAGCTCCAAGAGTTTGCATGACTGCTTCATAAATGTCAGCATCATCATTCTGAATCATCTCTCGATTGTTCTTCTGGACTTGTCCATCCTTGAACTGAATACCACCTGTGTAGGCCACTCCATAAGGAGGATCTGTAAAGACTATGTCAGCTTTCTTCTTTTCCATTAGCTTGTCCATGTCATCGAGGCTGGTAGTGCTCCCGCACATAAGTCTGTGTCTGCCTAGCTTCCAAATGTCACCTAGTGCTGTTCGGGTAGGTGCATCTTCTGGTATCTCATCTTCCTCGATGGACTCAAGATCTACTGGGGGATTGACAAGCTCGAAGCCAAATGACTCGATGTCAAAGCCCGCTTCTTGTAGGTCGAGCAACTGAGCAGCCATGACCTCAGGATTCCACTCAGCCAACTCAGCGGTTCGATTGTCAGCTAGGGCATAAGCCTTGATCCTGTCAGCATCCCAATCGGCTGGCACTCGCACAACATCCATCTCAGTCCAGCCAAGTCGCTTAGCTGCCTCGACTGTGCCATTGCCTGCAGCGATGATGTTGTCTTGCGTGATGACTATGGGCTTTCGCTGTCCGAACTCTTTGAGGCTGCCCTCGATTGCATTCAGATTCTTCTCATCGTGGGTTCGAGCATTCGTGGGATCAGGTATCAGCTTCGTGATAGCTATGCGTTCAATTTTCATGTCTTACCTTTCGTATTTCTAGCCTAACTGAAAACCAATAATTTTGCGGGTGTGTGAGAAAAAGTGGTCTCGGGGTGAAACCCACAGCTAGTGGTTGAAGATAGACCCCACCCCTAGATGTAGTGGTGGAGGGTAGTCAAGGGCTACTAGACTTGCGGGAATTCCTGTGGATAACTATGCGAACACTTGTTCGAAAAGAGATTTTGTTTATTTATAGGGGCTTATTGCCCCTGCTTGAATTGCAGGATTTATGAGCTGGAGCTAGTGGGGAGGCAGGGTCTCCCGCTATCAGGTGGTCTGCTGTGATCTCTGCCCTAGAGGTAAAAGGCTTCTTGCAAATATGACAATGGGTAGCGTTGGCCTTGAGGATCTTGGCTGTGGCTTTATAAGCAGAAGAGTATAGCTCCCGCTTTTTTGCTTTGTGTTTGGGATCTAGGCTTCTTTGTCTTTCCCTGTCTCGCTCTCGCTTGGTCCTACAGCCTGCACAGAATTCACCTTTATCGGTGTGCAGCCTCTGGCATTCGAGACAAGGTCTAGCGAACCTCATACTAAATGATACTGCCTGAGTAGCTGGCTGGGACATGGGCATGGACTGTCTGCCTTCATTTATCCGTAGAGTAAAAGCCCTTGCCATTAAATTTAAATGAGCGGAAGTTGTAGTCTCTAGCCATCCCCTCTTTACATTTGACACAGATAGGTGTCTCTACTTCTTCTTCTATCCCTGCGTGGATGGTTATGGTCTGCTCACAGGTGTTGCACTTGTAGTCATAGGTTGGCATTAGAGCTTCCTTACCTCGCCTGCAAATGGTATGTCACGCCCTAGCTCGAAGGTTAGTATGCCCACACTCGAGTCCTCGCCATGACTTCTTCTATACCAATCTGATCCCCGGTCAATCGTGGGGCATTGAATCCAATACTTAGATCCTGCTGAGTCATACCTCTGTCCAAGCTCTTGCACGATCATATGATGGAAGTGACCGGTGACCAGCACATCACAGGGCTGCACAAATTGATTTCCGAAGGTCGAGTTGGACCACCACTTCGTCACGCCCTCAGGCCTACTGGCTTGATGACCATGCACTACTCCGATGGTATTGACTCCATAGCGAAAGGCAAAGCCCTCATCATGGGGCTGTGGGATCAGGTATTGAACATCCATGCCTAGCTCTGTGGTTACTCTTCTGAGCTGTTGCAGTATCACGATACCCCAGTCATCGAGTCCCGGCCTTCCTACCTGCTGGCCCTTGAATCGGTTTTGACAATGATTGGATGCTACTGAGCCATAGGTGACAGGTGCATACTTGTGTGCCCGCTTGATCAGGTCGAGCATTAATGAGATGCCGGTATCCACCTGTTGCATAGGTGATAGGTCATTGGATTCCAGTTGGTTGTAATGAGCCTGATTGGAAAATGACTCAATCAAATCACCTACCTCAAGCAGATAAATGTGCTCATACTTCGCAGACTTCAGCTGTGCCTCGATTCGTTGGTAGCTTCGCATAACATCTCGGATAAGCTCTTGAGTTCCCCCTCTTGAGCCTGTCTTACCTATCTGGAAGTCTGATGGGCAGATTACTAAAGCCTTGGGACTGGTCTTGATTTCTTTTCTTTTACCTGCTGCCTTGCGGGCTTCAGACATGAGAAGCGGTAGATCTATCTCTCGATTCTTTCTTCTGAAAGTAAATCTGTAAGAGACCAGCCAATCTCCCCCCTCCCGCTGCTGCCAGCGTGAAGTCTTGATTGGTGGGATGACCTCAATGTCATTTGGATCTATGCCTGCACTCAGCAGGAAGTCATCGAAGTTAGCTGGCTGCTCTGAGTAACCCGGCGTGGTTGCTTGGCCCTCGAAGCCATCAAACTCGATAGCAGGTTTGAAGTTCGGCTGTGCCAGAATCTTTGGAGCTGGCTCTAAGTTCTCTAGCATTTAGTTATAGCAGGAGCAGAGTTCCCTGCGATGCCTTCCGATTGCTTCGTTGGACAATTGCACGCCCCTCTGACTCAGGGCAACAGAGAGACCTTTGTCGCTCCATTTGGTTTTGTTCGCAAGAGCTTCGGTCAGGATTTTCTTATCCCCTGCATCCATGCTCTCAAGCGTCAAGACCCTCTAGCATTCTTCATCCCCTTCTCTAGTTCGGTCAATGCAAAGTTCTCAGCTATTGCAGCAGCCTCATCAATGTCATCCTGACTAAGCGGCTTATTGAACTTCTCTAAGAGTAGCTTGGACATTTCGACTCTGACAGATAACACTCCTAGCTTGATGCCTTGAGCGATTAGAAACTTCGAGTGGTCATTCACCTTGTCTTGGAATGCCCATAGCTTGATGAGATCTTCGGGTTCGTAGTTTTCCATTAGATACTCAAATCATTCTCATCAGCGATTAGCGACTGCACGATGCGTTGGAGGGTTGGGTTCTGCCATGCATGATCAGCAAGAGACCCCTCAATGTATCGAGCAAGGTCTTCTCGAATAGATTCGAGATCAGCAGACCATACCAAATGTGGATCTCTTAGTAGAGCAGCAGCCTGCTTGAAGTCAGCGGCGATCCTCAGTTCTCTTCTAGTAGCCATTGCGTAAGCTCCGGGTTTTCCTTGAGGACCATGAGAATCGGGTTCTCCCAAACACTAATGAAGTGGTGCTCCCACTCTTCGTATTCCATTTTTTTGGAAGGCGAATCGTTCTGGAAAATAAACCGACAGGCGTGAAGTAACTCATGAAAGACTGTGACTCTCTTTTTGCTCTCTCCAAGCTCTCTGTCAATGACGATAATGTTTCTGGAATCTTGTGTGTAACCTGCACTTGAATCGGCGAGTAGCGGGTCATCTTTCGAGGTGAGTTGAACGATGCGGTATTGCTGGAATCCAATTTTGACAACATCAGGACACCTTGACATTCTCTAATTCCTCTAAGGCCTCAGTTAGATCAGACAGGTAAATGTAGTCTCCATGCTGATTACCTGTGTGGTGCAAGTCTATTGCTTTCCAGAAGCGTTCGGCTTCTAGCCTTCTGCCTTCTCTGACCCCTGTTTCGTAGGCTGCCATGCAAGCCTTGTGGATGGTTTCTTGGAACTCGCTATTTGTCATTTTCTGCCCCTGTCTTTAGTAAAAGTATTGCTATAAGTAAAGTATTGACCACCGACAATATGAGGATGTATTCAAGCATTTTGCACCTCATTGGCTATCCATCTCAAAAAAACCTCTGCCTGTTGGCCTTGGATGTTTCTGGCAGTCAGTTCAATTTGGTCTTTATGGTGGTTGGCAATGCTTCTTGCCCAACTGGATCTGTTTTGAATACCAATACAAAGCCACTTACCGGGATTGGATTGCAACAAATCAAGCAATTCTCGAGTCACCAACTTGTTATTTCTGCCCCTTGCCCTGAGGCTTGGCTCTTTCCATTCGTAGCTCATTTGTATTCCCCCTCATCTTCTACCTCATCAGCTACCTGACGGATTGGCTCTAGTGGCACATTGATGCCATGAGCACGCTCATTCTTTAGGTGAGTCTCTAGGCTTTTGATCTTCTCTAGCCTGAATCCAGACCAACGGCGATCATCAGTCTCGACTATTGGTGCAGCCATCAGACCTAGCTCCTTGAATCGCTCTATAGCTTTGTAAGACTTATCCAGTCGGCGTGTCTTGTAAATAATGCCCCTGCGGTCAAACTCCCGCTTGGTTTGGGAACATTGCACGCAAGATCCCGGTGCTAGCTCCCAGACAGTTATGGTCATCACAGCTTTGCCCCCGTTCTCAGGGCAATCTCTTTGCGTTCGTCTTTGATTATGTCAAGGCACTTGTCGTAGCCCTTACGCTCGACCTTGGTCATTTTGACTCGATCAGCCATCAGCTGGGTTCTCATTGACAGCCAAGTGGTTGCATACTGTGCCCCTTCTTGAATGCCATGACGGAAAGCCTCATCCAGCTCATACTCAAAAAGTCTGTCTGCGATCCAGAACTTAATGTCTCTCCAAGTTGCTCTCATGCGTTCTCTCCTAGTAGTTCCCTTGCCGCCCACCTGAGAACCTCAGCGGTTTCCTTTAGGCCCTCATTGTGTTTCTGATTGCTCAGCTCATCGAGGGCCTCAATGCACGCTTCGAAGCCTCGACTAAATTGAGCCATGCCATAGAGGTCAATCTGTCTATCGACCTGCTGCTTGAATTGTTCAACTGACATGAGCATCCCTTTCGATTAGATCCACAATCAGTCCCAGTCCAAGACCCGAGTATCCGTCTTCCTTCAGACCTTCGAGCATGTCGATGATTGATTGTGTGCAATAGACAACCTGTGCATTTTCCTTTGGCAGGCTATGGCTAGTAAGTGTTTCTTCCATTTCTTATCTCCCTGTGATGATGCTGAATAGTAGATCTGGTATGGCGTGGAGTCCTATAAGCGTGAGTGAAAGCAGGATAAAAATTCCTACAAACTGTTTGAGTGTCATGGCTTTTCTTTTCCTTTCTTGCCCTGATAGAAACAGGCTAGACCAAGGTAGAGACAGGGTAAAGGGCAAAGAGCGTGTCGTTATCTAACTGTTATAAAGCGATGACCCTGATAACTGCCCCTGTTTCCCTGTCATCGGCATAGAACTTGCGGGCTGAAATCTCAATAATTTGGCTGTCATCGCCCCAGATTCGCCCTGACTGGCCTATGCCATCCCCTACGCCCCTGACCAGCTTGTCAAGATCCGGTGCAACTATTGGATAGGGCCTTTCTGAGAACTTGACTGTTTTGGGTCTCTCCAAGTAGAAATCCACCTCGAGCCTGATAGGGCCAAGGTGGATCTCTGTGAATGGATGACAAGCTTCTTCTATGGCAGCTCGCCATTTCTTCAGGTTAGCAGACTGAGCCTCGACAATCCTTCCATTGAAGACACGCTTAGACCCCTGTGGGGTAGGCCTGCCTTTAACATCGAGTTCAATCACCCCTCTAGTTTAGAAGGGCATCTCTGCTCTCTGAAGAGTCGGATTGTTTATGTTTATTGCTGCAACCTGCTTGGGCTGGTTGTCACGCCCTGTAAAGGATTCAATCTTGACAGACAGATCACCTGAGACCTCTAGGATCTCCCCTTCTCTGACCTGCTCCTTAGTCCAGACTGTGACCCAGACATTTATGTCTTTGCCATCTTTGGTCTTCTTCTTCTCGACACCCTTGAAGCCATAACCATCGATGATGCGTGTTACTTCTACTGTTGCTTTTACTCTCATTATTTCTTCCTATGCTCTTGAGACACGCAATCTGAATGACCACAAGTTCTTTCCCCTGCCATCACTAGACTTCCGTCTTCTCTTATTGGAGTGACCATGTCTTCGGCATAGTTTCCTTGCCAAATCAGACAGTCACCTATCTTTGTTTGTTTCCTTGCCCTGCAAGATTGACAAGTGTCGGGGTTCTTGCGGGTCAAGAGTATCTCCCAGACTATGCCACAGCGGGGACATTGTTTTTGCACATCATAAGCCTAACTTCTTTTTCAGCTCTGGGGTGAGTGGGACAGCCTTCTGAGCGATCTCTTCCATGTCTCGAAGGTAGGCATCACTAGCCTCTTTTTCTTTTGCCCTGCGAGCATCAATGGCGGCCTTGACCTCAGGTGCGGCAGCAGCGTTCTCCCAAGAACAGGCATTGAGCCATGAGGCTGGATACTTTGTGTAGTCAGGATTCCTAGTTGAGTCATTTCGATAGGCCATGACACCAGCCAAAATGTCCTCAAACTTTGCCTTCTTAAGTGCCGATTTGAACGCCCTAAAAGCCTTGGCCTTGTCGATCTTTCTAGGATAGGCATTCCAGAATTCCTCAAATAATTCCTCATAAGCATATTTAGGTTCTTTTAATGGTTCTTTAAGGGTTTGCACGCCACCTGCTGTCACCCCTGACGCTCTATTTGTCACCCCTGACTGCGATTCTGTCACCCCTGAGGTGCTTGGTAGAGTCACCCAGTAGCGGTTGGATTTGTATTGGCCCTGAGTAGGTGCATTCTGGACCTCGATCCTTAGCTCCCCAATTTTCTGCAAATACTGAATGTCACGCTGGACACTTCTCTCTGACGAATTGACCATTTGGGCTATTCGCCTAATGGAGGGCCATGCCCCTATCTCACCCTGATGATCAGCGATAGCTAGTAAGACCAACCTTGCTCTACCATCAGATTTGGACTCACGCCAGACAGCATTCATAATCTCAATGCTCATTTTGCCCCTTCATTGTTTGTAGTTCTTTCTTGATTTCAGCTATGGGCCTTAGGGCCTCTTTGGGTATCCACCAAGCATCAGGCCTGCCATTGCCCGGGTTTTCCCAGTATTGATCCTTCTTAGCCTGTGAGCCATGCATGAATCCTTGGATAGTGAAAGTTGGAGCATAGCCTGTCACTAAGACATAGAAGTAATCTGAGTGGTCAGCGGGTCTGATGATCAATCGATAGCTATCCCTACTAGCCCAGCGAACCTGTATCTTTTCTGATACATCAGCCCCTTTGAAACCCTTGCCATCGCCAGCATCGTAATAAATCTGCAAGGCTTTGGAGACGGCCATCTCAGCACAGTAGCCCTCAATGTTCTCAGTCCAGCCATTTCCTACAAAGCCATGATTGTTTCTGCGATTGAGTTTGATTGCTTCCAGCCCACGATTTACAGCTACGGCTGCTGCCATAGCCACCTCATCAGCACTTAATGTAATAATCATTTGCCTTCAAGCACCCCCGCATGGATCTTTGGGTAGGGCTGTGGTTTATATCTGAGCTTGGACATAAGGATTCTCTTTCTGGTTTTGCTAGCGTTAAAGTAAATGTAGCGATGTTTGCGGGGTCTCTCGACCCAATAGACCCTGTCACCGAACTTCTCGATGACCTCAGCGTTTGTCAGGCCATTGGCATAGCTGGCATGATGCTGACCCTCCATACCCCTGACCTTAGGATCTTTGAACTTTGCACTCAGGCCTGTGTAAATGAAATTGGTGGCTTGATAGACATAGCCAACATGATCAGCAGAACTATCTGCAAAGCTGACCACGATCTCTCTGTCTAGCTGCTTTAGCGTTTGCCCTATGAGCCAGCTCTCTCCATTTTTGGGGACTGAGTCATCCACCCATAGGCGAGTCAGCTCATAGACATTCTGTGCCTCATCAGGCCCGCAAATGCCCTTCAGCAGGGTGCTAGAGGCAGGCACGCCATAGATCACTACCCCTACTAGCTGTCCGACTGAATCAAAAATCCCAAATGCGAATGTGCATGGAGCTTTGCGGTGCAGATAGTGATTTGCTATCACAGCATCCTGAGCCATTTGGTAGCTAATGCGTTCGATGCTGTAGTTCTCAGCTAGTGCCATTGTCATCCAAAAATTCTTTAATAGCCAATCTCAATTCCCTCGATAAATCTGGGGCAACCATGCTGCGTTGTTTCGATCCTTTTAGCCCCTGTGTCCCACTTCGGCTGCCCCTTGGAGCAGCTTCGTGGCAGGTTGAACCCGGCCGGCACATTGGCCTTGGTATCCAGTTCACAACATCACCCCAAAGGTCGGTTGGCTTTTGGCGTGTATCTCCATATTGGCAATAAGTAATTGTTCTTCTGTTTAGACCCTGCACCGGCGGTAGCTTTCTCAGCATTCCTCTTGGATTTTCAATCAGAAATCCATAGGTCGGATTCAGCTGCTCAATCAGCCTGCGAGTGTGAGCGACTATCTCCTGATTGTAAGAAGCCTCTGGTGTTTTTGGCTCATAGGCATTTGCTCCGCCCTTCCAATGATGCCCGATGCTTGCCACGCTGAATGCTGTGCATGGCGGCGATGCCCAAACAAAGTCAGGCCTGCCGTAAGTCCCAATCAAGTATTCGGCGGTCAAGCTCATGATGTCGCAATGCTCATCGGCCTCAAAGGTCGGGTCAAGCTCAAAGGAGATAACCCGATCTCCAGCTTCTTTGAATCCGATTGTGCTTGAGCCTGTGCCTGAGAAAAAATCAAAAACCAGCATCATTCTCCTAAACTAATTTTCTGAAATGCCTGTTTGGCGATGCGATCTCTAGCCCCTCCAGCCCATCGACCAGCATTGAAATAGAGCTTTTGTAGAGCCTCTAGTCTTTCTTGCTCTACTAAGTGCTGCTGTCTTTCATTTGGGCCAATTTCATCTTCAATCTTGATAGCCCTTAGCCTCATCTTGCAAGCTAATTCCTCGACATCCATTCTTATCCTTTCTTAGATCAAGTAATTAGGAGGGTCACTCTCTCTTTTCTCCCCTGACTCAGTCAATGAATACCATTTCATTTGCACCCTGTCAAAATACGGCGTGTCAAAGCCATCCCACTTGCCCAGCTTCCAGCCCATGTCTCTGGCCTCAGTAGCCACAGCGGAATCAGATTCCATGCTGTAATTCAAATCAGGGCAAATCCTGAGCAGATTGTCAAAGCGGTCCATAGCCTTTGAGCCACCCATGCCCCTATTAGCCCTGTGATGCGTTTGTAGGCCATTTGTAGCCCCGCAATGTGGGCAGTAGGGGTGAGCCTCGACAGCCCGCCTAATCGCCTCCAGTCGCTTCACAGGCGTGTTTCCTGCCCCATGAGTTTGGCCTGTGTCGCAAGCACCATAGAGGCAGTCTCTATAGACCTGATTTTCTGCCTAATCCTATTTAGTTCTGCCTTGCGTAGATCCCGCTGAAGCCTAAGGTCAGCAGACTCAAGTCGAGCCATAGCCTCACGATCCCTGACTGTGCCTTGTGATTTTATGTAAGCCTTTTGCTCAGCTAAATCTAAATCGTATTCAGCCTCAGCCAAAGCTCTCTCAGCATCGAATAAAGCAGTCGAACCCTTAGAGTTCTCAGCTATCAGTTCCGCTAGTTGCCTCTGGATTTCCTGTATCACTCAACACCCCTAACAGAAGCTCGATGAGTTCCCTGTTCCAGAACTGAGCTTC